TCATTAAGTGCGGTAATATATTTATACTTACTACTGATAGGCAAAGCTGCGATAATGTCATAAGCACTACCATAATCTTGGACAAGCTGAAGCGCACGTTTTGGCCCCACACCAGGAACGCCCACAACATTGTCGCCTGAGTCACCCATAAGGCATTTAATAGAAATATACTCATCTTGTGTACACTCGTAATGTGTATCCCAGTTATCATGAGTTATCTCTTTGCGAGTAACGTATGAGAAACGTGAAACTCCAGGAGCTACTAGCAAGTCCCAATCTTTGTCAGATGATACTAACCATACTTGATTAATACTATACTTTTTACGTTTTGATACTATGTAAGCGGCAATATCATCTGCTTCTACATTTGGGAAACGCACAACAGGAAACTTACCTTCATCTTCGTATGTTGAAAGGATAACTTGTACTTCTTCAAAGAATGCCTCAAACTCAGCAGCCTCTTCCTCAGTTTGATTCGCATACTTATCTTTGCGATTCTGTTTGTAGAGAGGGTAAAGAGCTTTGCGATATGAACTAGCGCCCATATCACCTGCAATAATAAGTTTTTTAGTTTTGTAAGATTTCTGGAGACTTTCAACAGTCCGCATATAATCTGTGGCAAAATCTACTGCCTTTGAATGCTTATAGCGAAAGGCAAGGTTTAGGGAATCCAAAATCATTAACGATTTAGGGTCAGACTGGTTTAGTTGTTCAAATGTTTTTGTCATGTGTATATTATACCAAATCTAGTGACCTTTGTCAAGCGATAAATTTTGGTTGCTCGTTCTCATACCAATCTTCTAGGAGACTAATATATACTTCGTACCCATGGGCATTTACAAACATATAGTTGTATACGCCAGAAGGTATATCCTCATACCCTACGAATAGCTTAGATCTATCAAATTTAAATATAAGTAAAGGTTTTTGTTTTACTTGCTTACCCTGCCTTACCGCCTGCTCCCACCACTCAAAAAATTGCGGCTTTTTATGGGTTAATAAGGCACTAGTAAGATGATCTTCTGCGTAATGTTTTACTTCTACTACATAAAGATTTTTCTCACCAGGTATGTACAAGTCACCTTTTAGCAAATGTTTAGGGTCAAGAGCGCCAGATCCTGGCGTTCTTTCCCATTGTAATTTAGATAGTTTTCTAAGAGCGTCTCTAGCTAATGTTTCAGCCCTGGCGCCTTTTTCTCTACTATCAACCATTATCTATCCTTGACATATTGCGCTGTTTAAGCACCTGTAGTTTTTCTAGTAGAGGATGCGTAAATCCGTGAGATATTAAGAAAGTATTTAAGCTTTCTTCTTTTAAGAGAACTTCAATCAACTTTTCTTTACCTTCTGCATCAAGATTTTCCACTGTTTCGTCGAGGATAAGAAGATTAGTACGCGAGTTAGATAAAGTCTGCATAAGTTTACGAATAGCAAGCAAAGTAGCCACATTAACGCGAGCACGCTCACCACTAGAAAGAGCAAGGATATCCACGTCATGACTATTGTCAATAATAACAACATTTAGTTTATCCGAAGAAGCTATTTTAAATGCTAACTGAAATCTACCATCAGCTAACTCGGCTAAGTATTCGTTAGTAAGACTTTCTAGATCTTTGACTAAACACTCGATCTTATATGCTACTAATCCAGTAGTAGAGAACGCTTTAACTAATACTTGTAAATTAGATAACTCTGCTGTATATTTTGATAATTCTGTAGAGTATTCTGCTAATTCTTCTCTCATATCAGCCATTTGACTACTAATAACTATTACCTTAGAGTTATGTTCATTAACACTCTTATTCTTAGTTCTAATTTTAGTAATCGCACTATTAACTTCATTTATAGATTTTTCTAATCCAATAATCTTACTAGATAGTTCGTCTTTATTTAATAACTCACTAGTTAGATCGTTATCTATTAAAGCATAGTACTTTTCCCACTCAATTACTTTTTTCTGGTGTGCTTTATACTTAGAAATAATACTCTCAGAGGTCTCTATTTTTGCATTTAGACCTTTAATATCTTTTTCAAGGGATATTTTGTCTATTTTGAATTGTTCTACTAGGGTAAACATAGTGCTGTTATCCATATCTTGAGAACAAGTTGGACACTTAATAGTAGGACCTAGACACTTTTTAGATAAAGTCGTACCTTCCCTAAGTTTTGAGTCTTTGCTAGATAATTCTACTTTTAAAGCATTAAGGAAGCTATCATCTATAGAAGGTGGAGCAGGGTCATCAAGTACTATACTATTAATAATCTGTTTGTACGTGTTATTTTGCACAATCTTTTTATTAGTAGTCTCTATATTTAATAATTCGTGTTTTAATAAAGTTAATTTAGAAGTTTGTTCTGTTGGCGGCTCTATTTCTTCTTCTAGTTCTTTAAGTGATAAATCTTCTTTTTCATATTTAGATAACCAACTACGTACAGTTGAAAGTTTGGCTTGAATAGCATCTACTTTCTTATTCATATCTGAGGTAAGTTCTTTGAAACACTCAGAAGCTTTGGTATACATAGATAGATTTAATAATTCTATTAAAAACTTCTTTCTTGCCGTATCTGTTGCTGTTAAAAATTCTAAACTAGAAACACTACTTTGATAAACTATTTGACTAAAAGTTTTATGATCAAAACCAATTATAGTTTCTATGGCTTTATAGGTGTTAGTGGCAGTATGACTGCTAATATCTACACTGTCTCTTAGCAATTTTACAGAGGTAGATGCATTGGTTCTTGATGTTTTTACTGTATAGTCTGCACCATCTTTATTAAAATCTAACTCTATTGAGTAGGTTTTATCAGATGTGTATCTATTAAGTATATCTGCTTTCTTTATTTTTTTGGAGTTTTGGTTGTAAAGGACTTCTTCAAGAATTAAAGCTATAGAACTTTTGCCGTGTCCATTCTTACCAACAATTTGTGTTAATGGAGCACTGTCTAATTTAATTACATTATTAGGTCCATATGAGAAAGCATTACTCCATCTAATTTCTTTAAATATAATCATTCTGTAGTAATCTTATCTAAGTTATTGTTTAAGATTTGTACTATATCTTGAACTGTATTATCTGGAAGCTGCAAAATATATAGTAAGTATTCGGTTAATTCTGCAGCTAGTGTCATACTAGGATCAAGTATAAGAGCAGTATCTGTTTGTCTACGAACTACTTTTTTATCTATAAGCGTATTGTCCTCCATGGCGCCCAGTTCGCTCATGTCACCTTCAACTTCGTATATGGTATGATCGTAGTCAGTGCCAGGCATTTCATCTCCAGCCCTAATAGTTTTACGTATTAGCTGAGGAAGTTCGAGATGTACCCAGTCATGTTGAAGAGTAGTAGTATCAAAACAGATGACGCCTGTATTAACTCTATTTCTATGAAAGCTAGTAGTACAAGGGCTGCCAGGATATAAAATGTTTCTCTGTGAATTCTCATAACTATGTAGGTCTCCGGCCAGTACTACGTCCCAGCGATTAAATACATCTAAGTCAACTTCAGGTTTTACATGCGGAGGGATTTCGCCACGTACATGAGTAAAAAGAATATTACCAGTAAAATCATTAGGATTAAAATCTTTTAATTTATTATATGGAATAAAGTCCATATTCTCCAAAGAGTAATAATCATCTATAACTGTAACTTTTGAGTTAAGTCTTTGAGTACTACGCTTAAGGCTAGTAAAGAATGTTGTGTCTTTCTTTAATGCCTCGTGGTTCCCTGCATATATAATACAAGGTATTGAAATGGATGCTATAAGGTCAAAATAGACTTCTAATTCATCCATTGTTGGCATACGATCAAATATATCGCCGCCTAATACTAAAAGGTCACAGTTTTGTTGTAGAGTAGATAGTTGTTTTATAAACTTATCATACCTGCTTTTAGCCCAATCAATTGGGACGTTTTTTTGACCTAGTTTAATATGAATATCTGCTGTAAATAAAACTTTCATAATTTATAGTGAAAAAAGCCCCTAAGTTACTAATACTTAGGGGCTTATTTATTAATGTGCTAGATCGCTAACTGCTTCGTTATCCGTTGTTGAGTCTGCTGCTTCTTCTCCGGCAGGGCCCTTCAAGATACGCTCCAGTGTGGCTTTTACCTCTTCTGGAGTTTGACGAGGATATTTCACATCGATACTCTCAGAAGCTGTTGCAGCCTCTATTTCAGCTTCAGTAAGTGCCCGCTTTTTGCAACGTAGAACTGAAAGAGTATATTCAACGTTGAAAGGCAGGGGGCCAGTCTTAACACGTTTAAATACTACATCCCATCCACTATCTGTATCAGTAGGGTCGCCTAAATCTTCTGCTGCTTGACAAATTTGTTCAAACAATTTCTTTTTCAAGTTTAAGATTTTGACTTTACCGTCTTTTAGATCGATGCAATTTGTGCTATAAGACCAAGAACATTTTTTATCTGAGAAGTAGTCAGGAACATGATCATATTCCTTGTTGTTGAACTTTTCAGCTTCGCGGTCAAATGCTAAGCATTCAACTGGAATATCCTTAGCATTTGTGCCTTTGAGCCAGTAAACATAGCGAGGTAAAATACCTCCAACAATTCGAACAGTGTTTTCTCCGTCCTTATATTCATAAGCATCAAAAGATTTTTTGATTGCTTTACCTTTGGTTTGTGAAAAAGCTAATGCCATTTTTTAATTTTCCTCGTATTTAAAGAGTATCTCTGTATTTGTTATTATTAATAACGGATTGTATTTGATTGAAGTATAGTCTATATCAGGGTAGTATGATTTTTGTAGTGCCCGATAATTGTACTGTTTATATAAATTATAGTCACGCCTAGCAGCTAGTTTGATATATTGGATTTTAAATAATATATCTGTTGGTTTGTCCGCAAATAGTGCCTCTGGATTTAAAATAAAACAGTTACCAGCCAGTGATACTTTACTAGGTTTATGTTTAGAATATTTATAAGGTAATCTTTTAGAGTAATGATACTCTAGCATTGCCATAAAACTACTACTATCACCATTTGATTGTTGTTCAAGAGTTTTTAAGTTAAAGAACAAAGCCATAATTATCGCTGGAATACATATTATAGCATTATTGGAATACGTTTGCAAGTGTATTTTTCATAAGCCTAGTATCGTCCAA